TGTTAGGTCTTAGCCGCAAATTATCTATTAAAATACTTAACTTTGCTTCAGTAGCTATGGAAGCAATAAGCACTGAGGATTAATCATGGACATTAAAGGTGCTGATGATTCTGTCGATAATGTTAAATCAAGTATTGCTACTTACTTATCATACACCTCTGATAACATTGCAGAGTATGATAGGTTAGTAGAGGAATTACTTGGTATGCTTCGTATAGCTGAGGATATGAAGTTAGATATTTCAAGAATAAGTTTATCTTTAACAATTGAAAGCTCACTCAAACGAGCTAGAAGTATTCACGAATCATATAGTAAAAGGATAAAATGACAAATTTAAAATCCGTAGTTATCGGACAGAATAAGTATTGCGGTCCAGCCGTTCTTTCGATATTGACTGGCAGGAATACTGATGATTGTGCTTATGCTATTAGTAGGGTTAACGGCAAGTATAAGATTACAGGTGTTGAACTACCAGATTTGCTAAAGGCTGCTAGCAATCTAGGATTTGATTCGCAGTCAATTAACATTGCTGGTAGTTTGTTCAGGGTTATCACACAGCTTGTAGTACAAGATAAAGATGGTAGCAATGATGGAATGTATATTGTTACATTACCAAAACATTTTGTAACTATTGAAGTTAATAATAAAAAGGTTTACTTCTGTGATAATCATACTAAAGAACCAATAAGCGCAGCGGCTTCTGCTAGATTAGGACAGGCTGTTGTAGGTATTCACAAAGTAACTAAACGTAAAGAAGCAGAGATTGTACAGCCAGTAAAACAGAAGATGAAGTATAAGAAAGTAGAGATATTAGTGAATGGGCAATGGAGAGAAGTAACAGATATTATATACACTAATACATTGACAGTTGGAGAGCATACTATTCGGGTAACTGAGGTTGAGTATGATCATTAAGGTTGAAATGTTATTGGATGTAGATGAAAGTAAATTTGATTATAATAATTTTGTAAAGAGTAAGAAAGCTAAGACTGGGTTTATTTGCCAAGCAATTATAGATGAAATCACAAATAATTTTGAGTATAATGATAGCCCAGTTAAAGTAATCATAGCACATTCTTATAATCCCTAACATTAAAGTAGAAGGATAAGAGATGAGGTTAGTAAATGATTATTCAGCCAAAAGGATATAAAAGACAATCTACTCACTCAGCATTACTATTATCAATAAGGAGAGAAATAGAGCTAATAGCTGCCAGGTTTAATTGTTCTAAATCATTTGTAGTCGCTACATTACTCGCAGAAGTATTAGGAATTAAGGAGCAGCCATCTTATGAAAACTATTCAGGAAATCAAAAAAGAGTTGTTAATGCTCGGGGTAAATCAAAGGTTGTTGGAATTAAATCAAGAAAGAGACATTATTATAAAGCTAGCTAAAAGTAATGATAGCTCTGCTAAATCCAATGATATTATTAAACATGTAAAAGAGAAAAAAACTAAAAAGCATTGGACACAGACCAGAAAAGGGCGTGAGAGAATGAGACAGCTTATGCTTGATATGTACAAGAGGAAAAGAGCAAAAAATGGCTAAAGTAAACATAGTAATGGATATGTCTCAATACGATATGTTCTTACTGTGTCCATACAGGTTCAGGAATAGATATAAACTGAATCTTGACTTGTCAGGCGAGCATAGGAATAAAGCACTTGATAGAGGGACTCTCATACATATTGCATGTGAGACATATTATGAGTCTTTAAAGACTGGTGCTAAATATGACTATGCCGTTGATTCAGCATTGATGAAAATGAAAGCCGCTTTTGTGACTGAGTCAGACCTAGACAATAATGAGGCTAGTCATCTTGTAGATACGATGGAAGAGTATTTTGATTATTGGAGAATAGCAGACCAGTCATTTGAGATTCTAGGTGTTGAAGAAGCATTCATGTATTTACTGCATGAAGATGATGACGTTAAGATTTATCTAGCCGGTAAAATAGACTTACGAGTCAGAGATAACCAGTACGACAATCTTCCATACGACCATAAGAGCTTCTCTCGTAGTGGTCCAGTCAATAACCTAAGTAATCAATTTAAGAATTATTGTGTAGTTGCAAAGTCTAATTATTTAATTGTAAATAGAATTGGATTGCAGAAAACTCTCAAGCCGCAAGATAAGTTTATCAGGGTTCCTTTAAGTTATAATCATTTAATATTTGACGCATGGAAAAAGAATGTAATTACACATATATTCCATTATTTAGAATGTGAAGCAACTAATGAATGGCCGACGAACGAGACGTCGTGTGATAAATTTAATCGCCGCTGTGAGTATTATGAAGTATGTGAGGCTAGCGGTGAGGAAGCAAAGAATTACAAGTTAATGAATAATTATATTCAAGTAGAACCTTGGGATGTAAGTAAAGTATTGCGTAAGAGTAGTGAAGTATTGAATGAGGTTAAATAATGAGTAAGCCAAGACATATTCATAGACTAAAGAAACATAAGTACAAGACTGGAGTTGCTGTTTATTTCTGTACACTACCAGACTGTCATTTTAAAATAGAAGCTCCATTTGCACTTGGTAAAGAAAGTCTATGTAATATTTGTGGCGAGCCATTCTTGATGAATGAGTATACTATCAAACTTGTCAAACCTCACTGCATTAATTGCGGTAAGAAAGAGGTTAAGGATGAGAATGGAAATAAACATTACATCAGAAAGTCTGGTGGTAAGACTCTTGCTCATATTGCCGCAGATGCTACGAATGAGCTTAAATCTCGTTTGGATGGTATTGTCAGACCTTTGGCTGATGATGACATATAAATTATGTAGACATAAAAATACATTTAGAAAGTTTAAAGATAAGAAAATGTATTTAGAATGTAATCACTGTGGATGGAAGAGTATTGGGATTGTAATTGAATAGAAAGATAAAGGAGATTAGATGAAGGCTAGTAATATGAATACTTCAGGCCCAACAAGCTTCTTATTTAAAGGGCCGTTCGGGTTTGGTAAGACATTAGCCGCTGCTTCGTTTGCATTAGCCGGTCCAGTTTATTTAGCTTATTTTGATAAGAAGAAACCAGTTGAGTTAAAGACTTACTTTGAGAAGTTTGGTGAGAAGGGCAAAAGGATATTAGAGAATATTGATTATGATATTTATGGTTCTAATAATGCAAATCAATATCTAAATAAGATGATTGATTTCTCTACTGATTGTAGATTTACAGCCGTTATTACTGATAGCATTACGACAATGACTTCAAGCGTAGTCAATTGGAGTTCTAATTTTGATAGTAAAGGTAAGAAAGTCGGTCTTAAGACAGAGAATCCACAACAGATTATTCCATCCTTCGACGAATACAAATCAGAGACAGCCGTTGTTGCTCAAGTTATGGATTTGAGCAGGACATTTCCAGCCCACGTTATTTGGATTGCCCATCCATTACCAAGTACTAAAATTGAAGGTTCAGGAAGTTCCATGAAAGTAACGAAAGTTAATTCGTTTGTTACTTATGGTTCTAAAGTTGCCGGTATGGTTCCTGGGCAATTCTCAGAGATTTATCAATTCAGCAAGTCTATAGACTATTCAGTTAATCCAAGCCGCATTAGATATATTATAGATACTGATTCTGTTGGAGATGAATTTGCCAAGACAGCGTTGAATCTTCCAAAAGAATTGGATATTAGTAACAGATTATTTTATGAGGTTTGGCTTGAAGCTCTTGAGTTGTATAAACCGGAGGTGCAAAATGGAGTAACAACACCAGTAAGTTCAGTTGTCAATCCGTTCGCAAGTCAATCACAGGCAAACCAGGTAAACCAAGACAAAAAGTGGAACAGTGAAAAGGGAGTATACGAATAATGAGAGCTATACTTACACCGGATGATCTTAAAAAGGGTGATTTGGCAGAAGTTGGATGGCATCCAGCCGAAATTGTAGATTACGATGAATCTGAAGCTGGACAGGATGCTAAGAATCCCGGTAGCACCAACTGCAATTTCCATTTTAAGATTATTGATGGGCCAAACAAAGGTTTGACTGCTAAGCGTCTGTTTAACGAAACGGCTCTTGGATTTGGTAAAAATCTTTGGAAGGCTCTAGCACTACCGTACGATCAGCAGAAAGGCTACGAGCTTTCTACCGAACTGTTTAAGCAACAGATTGGTAAGAAGATCAAGGTCTATATCAAGCGCGGTAAGAGCAATAAAGGTAATGAATTCAACGATGTTGTTGATTTCATGCCTCTGACATAATCGTTGTAGCAGTCGTCTGTAACCTACAGGAATACTACGAATATAAAGAATAAGTAGTACATTAGACTTTTCTCCATGGTTGAGTTTAGTGGTTAGGGGGTCCTGTAGGTTACAGTATTTTAACATTACAAAGAATAAAAGGATAAATGATATGAACAAGAAAGAACTGACTGATTTGGTAGCTAAGATTTATAATAAAGTTGAAGATTTAGAGTCAACAATTCGAGAAGCTGAGAACGAAGTTAAGATTATTCTACGTGAACTAGAGAATATTCCAGATGATCCTGAAGATATTGAAGATGACGAAGAAGATGAAGATGAAGAGATTGATATCCCAAATACGATAGATGAGGATTAGTTATGAAACCGGAAAATGTTAAATGTCCTGAGTGCGATGGAGAAATGGTTAGCCGTACTGGTAAGTATGGGACTTTCTGGGGCTGTAAATCGTATCCTAAATGTAAAGGAACGAGGGATTCTATGGGTCGTAGTAAAGCTGAAGTTAAAGCTGAAAGATTAGAAGAAGAAGAAAAAAGAAATGGGCAACAGCAGTACGATGAAAGTTATAATTCAACGAACGATAAGTTCCAATTCCGTCGAACATGAAAACACACTTAGTAAAGCATCATTGGTTAGATAGAGCTATTCAAATATACAATTTTCACGTTAAGCAACTGAAAGATGAATCTAATTGGACGGTTGAGAAGACAGCAAAGATTCTTAATCGTTCAATAGGCTCAGTCAGTCAAGATTTATTGTTAGCTAGTTGGTCTAAGACACACGAGAAACAACTTAGACGATGTTCGAGCATGAGAGATGCTCTTGCATTAGTTCGCATGAAACAAAAAGAAATTAGATTAGACGAAATATAATGCCTAAATGGGTTGGCGGGATTGGTCCACTAGAACCAGACCTGATGGTTGTAGGTGAAGCTCCCGGTAAACAAGAGAACGAACAGGGAGTTCCATTTGTAGGACCATCAGGTGAAATTTTAAATGATTGTTTCATAAAGGCTGGCATAAGAAGGTCATCTGTCTATATTACAAATGTAGTTAAGTATCAGCCGCCGATGAACGATCTCACTAAATTGCATCTAATAGATATTAAATTCAATGATGAAGTAAAATATTTATGGGATGAAGAAATACTAAAGCTTCGTCCTAAATGTATATTAGCAGTTGGAGATACAGCTCTTGAAGCCGTTACAGGTAATAAAGGCATATTGGATTATCGTGGATCCATATTACTGGCAAAGGATGGAGTAACTAAAGTAGTTCCAACTATACATCCAGCCGCTTTGTTTAATCGTTACGAACAGGGAAATCAAAAGGGCGGCTTAGAATATACATATATTAGACTTATTGAACATGATATTGCAAGAGCATTTGAAGAGTCAAAGACTAGACAGTTAGACCTTCCACATAGAGAACTAGACATTTGCAATTCAAGTTTAGACCTATTCAAATTCTTTAACAAATATGAAAAACTTGAAAAATGTTCTACTGACATTGAGTCAATCAATTGTGTACCTGTTTGTATTGGCTTTTCTTTTCACAGACACCATGCTATATCAGTACCATTATTACGGAGTATTGGCCGTCATAAGCTTACTGATATGGGAGATAATGAACTCGATGAATGCTGGAGACTTATCGACAAACAGTTACGACGAGTAAAGATTGTTGGTCAGAATTTTAAGTATGATGAGTTCAAGCTTAATCGAATAGGCTTTGAATGTCCTAACGTTTACAGTGATACATTAATTAAGACTAGAGTTA